CATCGCCACGGGTTTTGATCGACTTGATCTCCGCCCGGAGGTTCGGCGACGACGGCATCAGCTCTTTCTCGATCTTTTCCGATACGATGAGCTTCGCCTGTTTGAGCGTGCCTGACGCGATAACGATCTGGCTCTTCGGCCTGAGTATCGCTTCGCAGCACGCAAAGATGGCGATGACGTAAGACTTGGCGGCGGCACGGGCCGCGATGCACACAGATTCATCTGCGTTGCCAAGCTCATACAGCATCAGCCGCTGGTATGGGTATAGCTTCAGTCCGAGGTAATGCTCGGCGAAGCGGTGGATGTTGTGTTTATAAAAGTCGGCCCAGTCGATCAGAGCATTGATATGGCTCTGGTCACTCAGCCAGCCTTCTGGGAACTTTTCGGCAAGTGCTCGCTGGTTTTTGTCCAGCAGTCTTTCATTACCCATCGTCATCACTGCCGATGCTGTCGAACGCCGCCGCCTCTTCGTCGGTAATTGACAGCTCGTCTTCCACCTTCTGCGAAGCTCTGTTCAGCAGATTCATTAGTGGTCTGCGGCAGAAGCGATCGTAATATGTTCCCTGTTTATCAACATCCTTATACGGTGAGTTCTTTACGTACTGCGCCGGCGTATATGTTTCGATCTGCTTCAGCAGTACGCCAAGCGGCATGTCGTTGTCATCATCTTTCTTCACCACAGTATCAAAACCGCTCTCCGCGATTGACTTGCGCAAAGTAGACGAAAGAGCCGACGCGTTGGGCTTATCGTTCTTGATGGCTTCCATGCATCGGTATTCAAGTGCCGCCAGGAAGCGGGCGCTCTTCAGCTGACCAGCCGTAGCGGTGTCCCCCAGCGGCGACACATAGCCACGGTAAATGCGCATCATGTACTCGTAAGCCTTCTCCTCGAAGCCCTCGCCGAAGATGTCCACTGCCTCCAGCAGTTCACTCTGAGAAAGCTCAGAGCTCGTACTGATCACGCCGGTCAGGCGTTTGTCCTCTTCGTCCGCAATCGTATCATCCCAAGTCTTATTGATTGAGGTGCTTGACATTCTGATGCGCCGTATGTAGTCGGCAAACTTGAACTCTCTGCCGAGCTTCTCGACTACCTTGGGATCATAATAAGCGTCCAGCCACTCGCATGTCCTGCGAACAGCCTTGTCCTTATCGTTATCGTATTTCTTAACATGATCGTTGTAAAACTGTTCAATGCAGTCATTACACACAGTGGTATAGTTATAATTGTGCGCGTACGCGATTGACTGCACTTGAGGGAAGTATCCCTGTTGATTTGGATACTCCTTCCCGCACATCGAACAGACAGACGGCAATTCCGGCGCTTTGACAGTTTTCGGCTTCTTTGGCTTCGGCTTCGCCTTCTGTTCCTTGACAACGATCCGCTCTTCTTTAATTACAACTGGTATCGCTGGCATAATTTGCATCTCCCAAAAATACAAAAGGCCAGCGGGGTTACCGCTGGCTCTCGATTAAACTATATTGTCAGGGCCATTCGACCTTCGACAGACCGCCGAGCTTGAGGCCAAGAGGCATATCTGTGCAGAAATACACGCCGTCTACATTGCTGAAGATTTCACGAGCAATATCCTCCGCGAGACGAGAACGCTGTCCGTAGATGTCGCCAAGATTGTCATCGTAATACTGCACGACTTCATTCTTGAAAACAACATAGACGATATCAGAAGAGAATACACCGCTAACTGTTTTTACAAATGAGAACATGTCATTGCTCTCAAACGCGTCGCGGAAAATATCACCACTCGACTCACCCTCATCGTTAGCCGGGATAACGCCGATAGAAACGGTGACGTTGCCAAGCTTGACTTCATGCGGCATGATCAGCGCCAGAGCATCGGCCTTTGCGGCATTGTCCACATACAGGTCAATGGCCTTGGCCTCTTCGTCCCAGATCACATGAACCATCGGGTCACGTTTGAAAAACGCTTCGATCTTATGATATAACTCCATCCACGGAGATACCAGCCTAACTGCCATATACTTCTCCTTTACTCATCTTCAAATGGATATACTTCTTCATCTTCGAGAGACACGTTATAGATACACTCGACGGGTTTGCGGGAGGATGTGATCACCACAGTCTGTTCAACCGGCGCGAACAGCCGCTTGTTGAAAGCGTAGCCATCTACGCCACTGAGACATCCGCTCTGAATAATGCGCGTCTTGCCGACGGTGTTATAAGCGCTGTGGTGCATGTGCCCCATCAGGATGATATCGGGGATCCCGCCGTACAGCTGGGTCATATTATTGACCACCTTGTCGGTTGAGTCGAGGTCGCCATGTACAATAACGACTTCTCTGCCGCTCTCAGTGGTGAAGTGCCGCGAATAGCCATAAGTATTCAGGCCACTGTTGTAAATCTTCACACGCGGGTTGTTCGCCACGGCAGCCTCCAGATAAAACGCGATCAGCGAGTCGAGATTGTCGCCGGGGATATTATCATCTTTGTTGGCGTTCACTCGGCTGTGGTTGCCGCTGACCGTAAAGATCCTGACGCAATCGAACATCGTGGAGAGCCGCTCGATAAAACTGCTGATAGCGAGACACGCGGTCTTGATCTGCTTAACGGTATTCATGGAGTTTGTCGCCGTGATCGACGCGTGGATGCTTCCGCTGATCTGATCGCCCAGCAGACAGAGATAGCAGTTGCGGGTCTTGTGCCGCTTCTGAATATCATCGATCTCAGACAGGTAGGTGTCGAGCCGCTCGCCCATGATCTTCTCGTTGTAGGTGTTCGCCATATTGTCGGTGTCCACGCCCACATGAAGGTCGGACAGGCACACGATCATCTCGGCGTCGCCAGCGTCAATGATCTTATTCTGAACCACCCTGATGGGATACTGTTCCACGAGCGCATCACGTATCTCATCCATGAAGGCTTCCTTACGCGCTTCCTCGCGAAGCTGTTTGTTCATCTGGTTGCGTTCGTCGCGCAGCCTGGTGCGTTCCTTGTACAATTCATACTTCGCCTGTCGAAGTTCGCGCACTGCCGCGTCGTCATACATATTTGAAAATACTTCGTTGAAGTATTCCATCGCCTGGGTATAAGGCTTACGATAAGCAGAGCTGCCGTAGTGGCATCCGAGCTGTTCGTTGAATACCTCCGCCAGCTCGTCCCATGTCATATCCAGTTCGCCGCTGTCCTTTGCGCTGGCAAGCCTGTATATGTATTGGGTCTTGCTCTCATCGTCTCTTTTCTTCAGTTCAACTTCCAATCATTCATCACCATCCGCATATATTTCGTCAGCCCACTCGGCGACTTGCCCACGGCGTGACTTCGTCAGCTGGGTGTAGTCGCACAGTTCAGGCCGCTTCATAAAGTGTTTGATGTAGGGCACGAAACCGCTCAACTTCTTGTTCGGCAGATCGATCTGCTCACGATGGCCGATAACCACCACGAGGCTGTTATCAAACACGCGGGTCAGCAACAGCCGCATCTCGTCGATGGTGGCGTTCTGCGCCTCATCGATAATCACGATCGAGCGGTTGCTGTCATCGTTGCTACCGAGGTTGCACCCTCGCATATACATCTGCCCGCTGCAATAAATCGGGTTGTCGATGCCCGTCTCCTCGTCGATATCACCGTAGCAGATCTTTCTGTCAGGGCTGATCCCAGCAGTTAGCAACGCCTGTTCGACGGGAATAAAGTAGGGCTTGGTCTTTTCAAGGAGGCCAGGGCGGTAGCCGACCTTTGATTCAGCTGATCCGCCCATAGCCCGGATATAGTATGTTCTGGTGGCCAGGCCGTAGTCCATAGCGAGTACAGCCAACAGAACAGCGAGGGTTGTTTTACCAGAGCCGCTTTTGCCTTCGACGAAGATTACGCGGCCTGTCTTGGCACCTTGCCACATGAGGTCTATATACTTGCGTTGTTCTTCATTCATCGTTTTAGCGAGGCCGAAGAACGGAGAGTCTTCAAGTGTTTCAGGCGGGATATCTCGTTCTACGGGACGCGCATTGCTTTTCCTTGTCGCCAAGTCGCAGACACATCCTTTCGGTAATATTACTGCTCCTCATCATGAGGCAGGAAGTCATCAACAGTATCGACGATCTTATCGATGATACCAAGCGTCAGCGCGTCTTGCGCGTTGAAGTAGCTGTCCGTCAGCATATAATTTTCAATGGCGGGTCGCGGGATGTGCGTGTGCTCCTCAACCATCTTGACCATATCCTCGACCTGTGCATCCCATTGCTTCTGAGCGCGGGAGGCAGACAGGTGGTCAAGGCCTGGGTTGGCCCCAGAACCGCGATGCAGAAGATACCAGCTGCGCTTCATGCCAAAACGTTTTGCGCAAGCCAGCAACACGTAGAAGCCGCCGCTGAAGGCGTAGCCCATTGCGATGCCATATACAGGCGTCTTGCTGGCAAGGATGGCGTCGTGAAGCGCAAACGAGCTGGCGATCTCGCCGCCGTTGCAGTTGATGTATAGCAGGATCGGCTGTCGCTTTTCCACGGGGAGGCCGGCGTCCTGCCGATTGTATTTGATGATACGTCTGATCAGACAGGTGGAGAGGTTCGATCCGATTTCCTCTGTCAGCCAGAGCACGCGACTACTGAAGTCCGACATCGCCAAAACCTGGTCGGGCACAAACGTCGGCATATCAAGATGATAATCAAAGAAGTCATCATCGTAATCGCCGCACTCATCATCTTCGTCATCATCGCTGAAGCATTCATCTTCGTACTCTTTCAGAATCTTCAGCTCTTCTTCATCGTAATGCTTGTGTTCACCATGCTGCTTCATATACATTTTTCCCTTTCTCAAAAGTCTTCAACGCGTTCAGCACCTTCATACTCTCCTCGACATAATACCGATGGCGTTGACTGTGTGCTTTCATTGTTCTGACGATGTTGAGGTTGGGAAACCTTTTTCGGAGGTACTCAGCTTCTTCTTTACCGATTTTTACCATTCCGTAAAACTCCTTAACATAAATTCCCGACACAGGCCGGGTGATACAACTATGATGACTCCAACTACCCGAAACATAATTATTATCATAGTTTCCTATAACACCCGTTTATCCGGCTACAACCCGCGTCACGCCTTGAAGAGCGCGTCATACAGAGAGTCGATATCATTATCAACCAATTCCACACCTCCCGAATTTTTCCACGGCACAAGCAGTCTAAAACAGGACGACGTTCGGTGATATTTTGAGAACCGCCCGGAGGCCCTTCCCTTATCGGTGTCAATCTTCTCGATGTACTGCCACTCACACAACCGCTTGATATTTCTCCCACGCACATTGGCCCCGCTCATGCCGACCCAGTTCCCGATCGCTTCGGTCGAAGCTTGAAAGATACCTTTCTTGTCGGCGAAGGCTTTGGCGTTGCAGAGCAGAGCGAGGGCGACCTTGCGGTCGTTGTCCGTCGGCGAGTGCTCAATAATGGCCTCTACATCCTCAGGTGAGATCGCGACCTTGCGTCCGCGCCGGAGTTTGTTGTCGTTCATGTATGCCGCGTTCACGCATTGCAGAATGTTGACCTTGCCTGGACCACGCTCGCTCGTCCAGTCTTTAAGAAAGGAGACGGCGTCCACTGGGGACTTACCGTCTTCCTTCAGATACTTTGAGATCATATAGCACGCCCTGTACAACTTCTGTCGGTCTTCAGGCGGCTTACCAGACATGTATTTCTCGGTTTCAGCAATTTCGTCAATCATAGTCGTCCTCCAGAAAATCAAATATTCCAGATTCCATTGAGATATCCAGATCCTCACTGTTCATCGGCACCATTGTATACCGTCTGCCAAGATAGCTCAGAGTGCCCTCATCATCACGGCATGGCACCATGATTCCCTTCTGCGGCTTCACGTTGGCTACTACACCGTCAGGCGCTACGATCCACGGGAACTTCCTGCCGCGCCCCTTATATACTTTGTGTACCAGCTTGGTGGCGATGTTGGCCACGACTTGCTGGTCACTGCACACGTCCGCGCACAGCTTCTTGTACTTCTGGTACAGCTCGTCCCAGTCCGCGATGAAGGTGGTTGCCTCGTACTTGGTGAACTGCTGCCTGATCTCTTTATCAGAGTAGCGCCGCACCCGCGTCTGATATTTCTGGAGATCGTTCGACTCCTTACAGAAGTCCTTAAAGATTTTAGCAATCGCGTCGAATTGCTCCTGCGTATATGCAATATCGTCATTGTACATGACGCTGTAGTCAAATCTTTCTTTTCGCCGCCATTTGAGCTCGCGTTCCCATTTCTCCAGCTCGCGGCACAGCTTGTTCATATTGTTCGGCGCTTTTGAAAGTTCCATCCTCGCGTAATACGGTGACCGATACCGCATGAAATACGGGAGTGGTCTGCCCCACTTGCTGATAACGCGAGGCATTGAATAGAGTACGCCGGTCTTAGCATACGTTACCACCGTCTGTTTCCAGATACTTTAACACTGCTCGTAGCAGTCGGGCTGGACTATATCACCATCTGCTCATCACAGATGTCTGGCACTTCGAGCGCCGGAGTTTCACCGACACCCTACTCCCTTGCGGGATAGTCTCTACACCTGATCACTCAGGCACGGGATTACCATGCGTTCAGTTTAGGCTTCCCCGTTAGCCGACCCAAAAGTCCATATATTGATCATAGTGCCCTTTGGACGACACCCAGCACTTACTGGTTCACCAGATTATTCGACACGCGTCGCCGCGTGAAGCGACCATTGATCGATGCTTTTGCCGACGATAATACTGATAATGTCTTCGTACTTCTCGTAGCGTTCCTTCTGTTCCTCTGTCTTAGGGCAGCGGTTCAGGTACACGCTTGCGTAGTTGCTGTATTCGCCGATCATGTTCTTGGTTGTTCTCGTGAGAAGCAGGACGCGACCGGCGGCGTCGTTCTTCTCTTCCAGTGCTGTGACCTTGTCTTCCATGTCAATCACGATCGTTGCGTTCTCATCAGACCCGTCTAAAAACAGCGGGTTGTCGTTGACCAGTGCGATATCACCCATAACCCACCAGCTTTCGCTGATGGCCGGACTATTTCTTTACCCATTGCTGGGCAGCTGGCACTTCGCCGACTGGGATTTCACCAGCCAGCTACTCCTATCGGATAGTCTCTACACCTTCACTTACGGGCTTGGCACGGCATTGTCTTGCGTTATACGTTTAGAGTTTTGCCGTTAGCACGTTTTCACGCACACCCCAGATGTCTGGGTTCACCAGCTTTTCATCATCGCGTTACCGCGATGCGCGACAGTGTTACTTATCGAAATCCGCACCGTTCAATCGTTGCGCCACCAGGCTCTTAATATTCAGCATCGCCACATTAGTGAGATGCCCGCACCATTTCCAAATCTCAGGAGCGTTGTTCACACTCAGCACTACGTTCTCGCTCCGGCAGATGTGCGGGTTGCGCGTGATCACGTACTTGCCAGAGTACTCAACGCCCTTGCCCTTCGTCCAGAACTCATCCGGCCCAAGACAGCCAGCCACTGGCAAGCCGCCGATATGCTCCATCAACGCGATCAGATCTGGCGCGATAAACTTGAAACACGACTTGATGTACAGCTTCCCGCACTTCATATCGTTGATAAACTTATCGAGCAGCGACATGATGTATTTGTTTACTGTTGGCTCTTTCATCATCGCGTCATTCTTCGCAATCGCAGCCACGTACGCGTTCAGTGCGTTGCACTTACCGTCAACAATCCCAAGGAAGCATTTGGTATACAGCTCGTCGCCGCTGACAATCTTCTCGACCCAGCTCGCCGACTTGTGAGCCAGCGTCTTGAACTCATCGTACGGGAGATCCAGCGTCTGCAATACCTGATAATTACTTCTGGTGTACACCGGCTCCTCGTCTTCGGTGAAGTTCGTTCGGGCGATGGAGATGCAGTGGTGGTACTTGTAAAACAGCTCCCAGTACCGCTCCCAATCCCGGCTGTCGCCATACTTCTTGAAGTACTTGATGCCTTTGTGCATACTTTCAGTCAGGATAATCATCTCGTCATGCACACTATGCTTCACGCCCCAGATGTCCGTGATGTACTCGACCCCGCGCTCCACGAAGAAGCTCTCGTAGTCGATGACGTGCAGACAGCCCTTGATGAACGGCTGGCGGTAGATACACGTCGTAATCGGCGTCGTGCTGTGCGTGATCTCCTCGATCCTCTTGGCGATGTTCTTGTGCATAAGTCCGACGCCGTCGAACGCATTAATCTTGTAGTCGAACACGCCTTCGGCGATGTCCTTCTGCGTAAACTCGAACTCCTTACCCTCGGCGTTCGTGTACTTGGTCACCTTGTCTGTCAGGTGTTTGATACGTTGATTGGGGATCACGACGCTGTAGTCAGGCACGACGATCATCTTCGGCACGTAATCCTCTACACAATGAGCCGAGGACAGCGCGAGCCCGCGATAAGCGTACCACTTGCTCAAAACAGTCTTGTCGATCTGAAGCCCCATCGTCACCCGCTCTTCGAGTTCCGCCGCGATTGAGGCATCAACCATTGACAGTACACCCTGGCGTACCATCGATGCGCTCCGCTCACCGAGCACGAACCTCCGGCCACGTATCTTGATCCCTTCCAGCGTGAGCCGCGACAGCGTGACTGCCAGATCTTTGTGATAGTTAATGTCCACGAAGATGATATACGGGTTGTACTTGCTCGACACACCAGTGATCAGTCTGATTTGTCTCAGGTACTGGCTGTCCGCCTGTTTGACAAAGTACTTTTTCTCCTCTTCTGGGGATATGTTCAGGTTGAAGTCGGCGTTCACAATCGTACGCAGATCAATTGAACGCACGATATATTGTTTAGGTGCCTGAATAATTACCACCACCCATCATTCATGCACTTCTATCGTAAAGCCCATTTGTTCCCATGTTCCCTCAGGAGCCACCTCATACGCAAGCTCAACCGTTGTGAACTCGTCATCGAAGTTGTTCGGGTAATAATCGTTGCACACACAACCTTTACTCGAGTCTGGACATCCGGCCAGCTTGCACCAATTCCAATAGCATTGCTCACATGATTTACTCACATGCCGTCACCACCGCTTTCTTCCGCAAACGCGTTGAAGTTAGCTTTAATGTACGCCGCTTTGGCGCTCTGCACGACATGATTGTTCAGATCGAGCACATACATCTGAATGGCGGGAAGCGTAATACCAGGGATCAGTCCGGCGACAGATGCATCCATCAGGATCCCGGCCACTTTGCTCGGCTCCACCATCATCGGTTCCATCGCCACAACTTTGGAATTTTTCAAAATAAAAGCCTTCAGCTGAAGGCTCATCTTCTCGGCACCAATATTCTTGAATACGTTCGCCAGATCAACCATGACCGTATCGTCGTCCACATATACGCGCTGAACGCCATATGTCCTCGCAATCTCGCCCTCGTTCTCAGGGGCACTCATCAGCGCCACCTTAAACCAATGCTGCTTAGTCGCCATCCTCTTCCTCGCTTTCACTAATGAAATATTGATCGAATATTTTCTGAATCGCCGCTCTGACAACCTCTGCCCGCGAAGCGTCATCCTTCTCCTGGCATGCACGCGAAACGCCGTCCAGTATAATATTTCTTGCCGTTACGTGCTCAACAATACTGGGATAATACTTCAGCCCGACGAGATCGATAAGATCACTTATCGGCATCGGGTCTTGTATTATTGTGTTGAACGGGCTGAAGCGCACAGAGTTCAGGATCTTATACACGAAGTAATCGACGTCCCATACTTCCCATGTGCCTGTTACGTCACACACTGGCCATCCCTCGCTTCACCATCTCGTCAACGTATTTGCTCTCCAGCGCCTTGATGCGACCAACCAGCGCGTCCATCTTCTTCCCGACATCCTCCACGGTTTTGACGCCTCTGCTATTGATCGCCTCGCGAAGCCCGTGATCGACGATCGCGTTGTACACGCCGGACAGCGTGGTGTAGTAGCCGATGGGCGTGTAGTCAGTCTTGCCGATGTTTTCTTCCAGCGGTTTCTTGCCAGCCTTGCCGCCCGTGATCTTACGGGCCTTGTACAGAATCAGGCAGTAGTTGTCCGCGCCCAGGTAGTAATCATCCACGATCGGGATCACCTTCGGGTCTTTTACCTTGACTTCTTCACTCAAAATTTCATTCACCTCCAGATTTGTATCTAAAAGCTATCTAATTCGTTGCCCACGCGTTTCGAGGGTTTAGGTCGATAACTTGTTAGGGTAATTTTAGACAGGCCTTCAGCGTTAAATAAACATTAGTTTTCAGTATCGTCCTCTTTGGGGTATTTTCTTGGGCGTCCGGGCGGGCGTCCAGTAGGCACGTACTTGGGCGCGAGCTGCCCATCTGCCTTAGGCGGTCGGCCACGGTTCTGGTGTCTGTGTTTTCTTGGCTTTACCAGTATCGGGTCGCCGACCTCCCTGGACTTCTTCAGCGCTATCGCTTCATCCAGCTCTTTCTTAGTCAGCACACCGTAGTACAGACCGTCGCGTCTGACGCTCTCGCTAAAGTCTATATCAGTAGCCTCTGCTGTTCCCATACCAGCGCTCTCTGTCGTCGCGATCTGTACGCCGCCGTTCCACACCTTTGACAAGGTATCGATATCTGTATATGCAGGAGTCGAAAGGCCGCACACCGTGCACTCCACCCAGATTGCGTGTAACGATTTATAAACCGCCTCGCCGCCGCAGCACGGACACCGTATGAGCGCGGGCGGTCTTTGCGGCACTGGGGTATACTCAGTACCAACGGTGGTATTCTCGAACGATGGTTTATACAGCCGCTGCTTGATCATGCCCAATGCTCTTTCTTATACCAGTCGTCCATCATCTCGCCGGCAAGCCACATCTGCTTCCAGATCTTGTTAATATCGATCTCGGCGATGTACTCAAACGGGCGATCACCCACAAAGCGAAGCTCCGCGCCCTCGTCGTCGATATGCCAGTAGGCCAGCGTGAAGACATAATCTCGTCCGTTGCGGTCTGTGTCATGCTTCACAAGCTCTACATAAGGCGCATCTGAACGCAGTCCGTGTGTGGTACGTATTTCAAACCCAGCGTAGCGCCAGTTGAATTCAAAGGTACTGGCATTGGTTGACATGTAATTCCCTCCCTGTTAATACCAATCATCTTTGCCCCGCAGTCGGGGCAGTAGTTTGTCATGGCAAAATCTCCGGCCTTGTCTTCCAAGGCAAACGTCAAACACGCCGAGCAGTACGGCGGGTCAGACGAGCTGTCACAAATCCAGTAAGCAGTATCGCGCTCACTCATCGTCCTCACTCCTTGCGTCAGAAATAATACCGAGCCCAAGCAAACATTCCGCTACATCGTCAGCTTTGTCGCCGAAAGAGCGCACCCAATCGTCGAGCGTCTTGATTCCTCTGCGCTTCATGTCTTGTGTGATAAAGGCCAGCCAAGTCAACGTCGTCTTCGCCGCGCCACGGCACAAGAGCCACTCACTCATCGTCCGCCCTCATCATCGACCTGATGAACTGTTCGCTGAACTCCTTCGCCGCTCGGCTCATGTAAGCGCCGCCGTCTTCCATCTCGTCTCTGGTGTACGGGATCCGTCCGGCCAGGTACTCAATGAACAGGCTGTAAAGGCCGAGCAGCATCAAGGATCTTTTCTTGTCTCTCGGCCTCGTCTTGCCGACCGCAAAAGCCATCGCCTCGCTCAAGTAATCCCGCCACGGCTTATAGATACCGGGGTCGGTGGGCTTGGTAAAGTTGCAAGCCTCCATCAGCTGGTTAAGTCCGTCCATGTTCAAGCATCTCCTTATACTCGTTCAAAAGTCCTGCAGCTCTCTTGAAAAGATAGCTGACGCACTCGCCGCTGCCGTCATTTGTTACAATACATGGGTCGCAGTGGTGATCGAAATCAGTCATCGGCGAAGCGCACACCTTCAATGATTTCGCCACGTCATCAACCTCTTTAATCTTGGCCACTGCATCTCCAGCCTGTTTGACTCTGCGCTCAACCGCGCTGTCCAATGCGTCGAACTTGTCTTTGCATGCCAGTATTACATACAACAGAACTACAGCGATCAGCGCGACCAGAGCGAATAAGGTATAAATCTGTATCTGCATCAACCATTCCCCTTTCTAATGATCTCGATGACGTCCTTATGCGGCACATAGGTCTGCGTCTTCTCAACGTATCGCACGATGGCTGGCTGCGCTCCACGGCTTGTCTGCACTGAAATCAGATCACCTGGGGCAACCTTCTTAGCAATTTCAGGGCTGGCGTACCAGATGTAGTCCACCGTGTCGGTTGCGTTATGCACGGCGTGCACGAGGTAAAGATCGCGTTCTTCGGGCTGAAGGCTTTCGAGTTCCTTCCACACCTTCTCGAGTTCCTCACCGATCTTGGCGCGGTTCTTGACCAGCTTCTTAAATTGGTTTTCACAGGCCAGCTGCCGTGTCGTGAGTTCATCCATAATTCTGAGAAGCTCGGTCTTGCGCTTGATTAACTCCAGTGCTGTCATCCGTTCACAAACGGCATCGCCACAGCTATCTGGGTTGAACTTGATCATAGACAGAGCCTGTGCGGGAGTAAACTCATACCTGATGACCCAATCTTTTCGTGATCCATCGCCGGTGCAATCCGTTACGGTCATGGGGTCAATAGTCTCACCCGTAATCATGTCATAGTATTCCGGCATGTTGTGGACACCGTCGGGATCCCGCACCTTCCACAGGTAGCGCTTATCGCCGACGCTATTCACGAACAGCCCAATATTTCCTTGCTTCAAAGTTTCTTACCTCCAAAGTAATCCATCATCACAGCCATTGCAACAGCAATGCAGAACGCCGCTATAATCATCAAGGTACCCATGTCATCTGACCGCCTCCTTTGCATAAAAAAACGGGCGCACCCACCATGAAGGATGAGTGCGTCGAACAACAACAACGCGACAAACAGCTGGAGCCATCTGACACGAACAATATATCACAGATCAGGCCGATGCGTCAAATCAGCGAGCCTATAAACTGACACGGTGTCAGTTTGACCATTGGTCAATAATTAGTGGCGTTGAACTCATGGTTGCGCTGGGAGGCGGGCTGGATGTAGGATGAAAGCGCCGGAAATTTTCCGGCAGATTCCTCTGCAATATCAGGGGAATATAATTGATTTTTATTGAATTTATAAAATTTTCTTTCTTATAAATAAATATATATTATATAGAGTAATAGTAATATTCTGTAAACAAAGAGATCGTTAAAGTAAAGCTTTGTTAAAGAAAGGTATAATTCATAATCTCTGTAACAAAGGTAGAGTTAAAGATAATCTTTGTTAAAGGAAGGTATAATAATAATCTTTGTTAAAGGAAGATTCAATTATAAGCTTTGGTTACAAAGGTAGAGTAATCTCTATCTCTGTAATCATAAGGTTTACTAATGAGTACACAATATCTTTGTAAAACAGAATAGAGGCTATTAGTAACAGAGATTAGCAATTAGTATACAGAATAGCTTATGTCACTGTTTAGAGCTATTTTCATCACAGAAAATGAAAATAGCTCTAAACAAGTATAAGAGAAAATATTATTATAATATATAAATATAATAAGCTGTATAGTAACGGCTTATTGAATACTCTGTCTCTAAATGGCTTATAGAATATTCTGGTTACAGAAAGTTAAAAGCTGTTACTACATAGCTTATTTATGTGCTATCACTTCACAGCTTATATAGAGGGGGTCTTGGCGAAAAATTTTCTTCGGCTCTGTCTGGTTACACATGTAACCGGGCCAGATGAGGTGACCCCGGGTTGGCTTCAACAGGTTGCGATCATCCACCATGTGGACGCAGCGGTTCAGCGGCGTAAGCCGCGCCGTCACGAATATTGTGCGGTTTACGTGACAACAGCATTTGTATCTAAAACGTATCTAATTCAACGCTCAAGCCGCCTCTACATCATGAGTGGATAACTTGGTAGGGTAAATCTTGAGACGTGCTGAGCGTTAAATAAATAAGGCTAAACGAAATGGGGTTATTCATCGTCCGCCATCGCGTAGCTGTAGCTAACTTTCCGACGTGCCGTCGGACGTAAGTTACGCGTAGCGGTTTAGTCTTCGTCGCACAGTTCGTATGCGTAACTTAGCTCCATACTTTTAACCGCAGTCTTCCCCAGGATGAAATCACTGATGCCGATGCGCAGACTGCGGGTTCGCGGGAGACGAACTCCGACGTAGGCCATCGTGGTGGCCTGGGAAGCGTGACGAAGCATGATCGAGGTGTCCGCCATCGCGAGACAGCCGTTCTGGATGTCTTTGGACGTAGAGGCTAGTGTGTTGGCGATGGTGGCGAAGGTCTTGCGCATGGTGTGGGTAGAGGTTCTCAGATATGGAGCCGCTGCCTTGAGCGCGGGCTTCAGCATACGGTTGGCGTAGTCTGTGTTCATCGGGGTAGAGCCGTGGCCTTTGTTGCTGGCGAAGAGGTAGCTGTCCATGGAGAAGCTGTACTGCCACCAGAGCTTGCTGATGTAAAGGCTGATATATTTCTGCATGGCTTCAGTGATCAGCATCTCGTCGTCTGCACTGCAAGTCCGCTTGCCCGTCTTCTGCTCACGGATGTCGATCACGCGCTTGAACTGTAACGGCTCAGATACAGTGTTGTTGGCGATATGCTTCAGGGCTTCTACGTTCTCCAGAACATCTCCCACCTTCAGCGCACAGATATCGCTGATACGAAGGCCGGTACAGACACCAGTGACGAACATCGCGGCTCCACGGTAGTCGTTGCGGTCGAGGAAGTAGTTGATCACTGCCATCACCTGATCGCGGTTCTCCAGGGGCTGGGAAGTCCTGATAGTCGTGGAGGCTTCTGCAAGTCTGCGGGCGCGGGGAGTCTGCTCTTCCTGTACGCCAGGGAAGAAGTAGAGCTTCGCGGGTTCAGAGTAGGAAGAAAGCTGATGAGCTACGTTCTGCATAAAACCTCCATGTACGATCTGGTCTGGGTGGCAGTGCTGGCCGGGACTTCCGACCAAGAATATTATACCACAAAGGCTTGTGTATGTAAAGGGTTTTATGCTGATTTCGCCGGGATTTTGGAGGTTTCTGGAGATAAAGCCTGAGGTCGTAGAGGCCCATGTATATTTTGGTGAATAACCCCTTTGCGAAAATATGAATTTTATCAGGGGTTTATTTTCTCAGGGGTTTTTGTCATGGTATATCAGGGATGAAAATATTTTCTGAGAGAAAAATTTGGTTGTGGTGGAGGGGCCGATGCTCGTAAATGAAATTGTATAAATTGTTTAACCAGAAGGTTGCCTGGGGAGATCGGCGAAAGTGGGGAGCTTTGTTAGGTGTCTGTGTAAAGCGAAGCGTGGCCCTATACCCTATGGGGGAGGCAGCTTGTATGACTCAGGCGGGGTGATACGGCGAAGGAATTGTTGGACAGGGTAGGAGATGGGAAGGGGACATGACGGTACAGGGGCAGATGGGAATTTATCTGTGGGGTCAATATTTTTGGGACTGTGAGGAGGAGCAGCTACGGCCAGGCCAGACATTTAATTCAAGGTGTTAGATGTAAAATACCCCCATACCTAAAATCGAATTTTAGATTGAAAAAGTACATCATCTGTTGAGGTATAATGTCTGTTTTTGTATCGACTCCGACATTTTTACAATCTGGTCACCAGGATGTACATTCTTCACACGGTCACCAAAAAGACCAGGTTTTACATTCCTCTTTTGGTGCCAGGATATACATGCGAATTTTGAGGTGTACTATTGTATTAGTACACTAATATACTAATAATTGTATATACATCGTATAAACAAAGTGACCGCTCGTTCACCTCGTTTTCATTTCAAGCTTTCCTAAAATCCCTTTTCTTTTCATCTAAAATTGAATTTTAGATAACCTAAAATCCCCTTCAGCTTCTCCCATTATCAAATTTAACATCTATTCACTTATTCCAATAATAAACACTGTGTTCAATAACATACACTGTGTAAAAAAATCCTGTCATACACAAGTTTACTATAACTAAACTATTCCCTTATTTTTACTAAACTATTCACTTATGCATAATATACATAAATACTGTATAATATGCATAAAATATACATTGTCCAAAACATGTAATATCTGGTCAAATATTTTCCGCGTTTTTCGCCCAAAAACGACGAACACAGCGACTCGATATAAAGTGAGGGTATGAAAACAGGGGCGTTGTAGGGCATTTAAACGCGAAATAGAGCTAATGTATTTACTGGTCATTATCTTTACCGTTTATTACATCTTTCCAGTCTTTTTGTCCTATCTCCCATAATAGGCAATCCGACACAAGGCGGTTGATTGATATACCTTTGCGCATGCAATAATCTTTCAAAAAGTCCTTCGCGCCTTTAGGCAACTGCACAATTACACGGTCGTAATTGTCCTTCATATAATCATTTACATACTTCGACATTCTATTTACCCCTTTTTGTGCAACTTGCACAAAGTTTTTAATAAATAATGTACAAAGTGCATGAAAATTTAATAACGCCTGTCATATATGGCAATATAACAACCATATAATACATAAATATATACGTGATGTAAAAAATGGTTAAAAACTTTGCCATAATATCAATTGATATTCTGTACAGAATAGGGTATACTACGCTTGCAAGGTTGAGAGAGAGAGAGAGCAACAGACAGACACCTTGCGACACCAGTTAGCACCAGTTAGCCCAAACAGTGATGAAAAGCGCGCAATGCGCAGGAAAAGAAGCGCAATGCTTCCCCCGTCGCAAGTGGGCGTGATATCGGGAACGAGTCACAAGCGAAACTTGACAAGTTCACACAAGCGCAAACACAAAGCAAGCGCAACTATTTAATTCGACGTTATGCAGGAAAAATCCTGCTAACAATATATTAAATCCACTTATAAAGTGGGGAAAGAGGTTGCATATGTCTATTAATCTCAATGAAAAGAAAGTTCTCAATCCTTCTTTCTACTACCTGCGCAACGATGAGAAGCGCGTCGCTGTACTTGCCATTAATAATGGCATTGTTACGCTCGACGGCGAAGCTTGCGTAGAAGGTTCAGCCCCTTCACAAGTAACCTTTGTAGAACTTGACAAGGCATTGAACAAAGTTTTCAGTGACGACGCGAAGCGCGTAAATGCTGAAACGCTGAAAAGCAATGCTGACACAATGCGCAACAGTGAAAACCTTCTTGAAGCAATTCGCAACAATGCCAACTATACAGCCATTTCATACAAGGTTGAAATTGTCAATGAAACGACATTCAAAGTCACAAAGCGCGAAACAATGAAACTTTTCCCCTTCTCAAATATTGAGGTATCCCCTATTGACTTTTCCGACGTGCGCAAGGCTATTGTTTCATATGACGTCAATCCGAAACAGTTCAATGGCCGCATGCTCAACGACGCGATTGTAAAGTTCTATAATGATAACGGCTTGTCTATCGATTGCAGCGCAAAGCGCTTATACGTCGCGAAACATTGTATTTCAAACAAGTACAACCCTGTCAAGGGTAAATTCACAAGCGCGACGCGCAACGATGATATCTGTTACGCAATGGTATGTTCTGAAGATATCCTTGCATAAAAGGGGCAATGCCCCTTTTTTAATACGCAATAGTTAGACACATCTAACAGGCCCGCCGTTCCGGCGGTGGGCCTTCTTTTCGTGCTTGCTTTCTGTTTGCGCTTGTGTGATTAAATATCCCGCGAATTGTCTATCCCATATCCGCGTCATGCAGTTGTGGGCTTGTTTGCCGCACCTATCTTCGCGCCAGCGAAGTCATGCGGCAACGTCCAGCGACGGGCGGCGGCTATGTCACGGCTCTATCCGGTTCAGCGATAGTCACGCGGTACGGTAAACAGTTTGGCGAAAAGCTGCGATTCAACGCAATCTTTCTGCCCTTCTGCAAGTCCGAGCATAATACTTGCATGCGCTGCGCAATAGGTGCGCTGTCTTGTGAGTGTTTGCGGGAAGGTTTACGATGAGACGAGATAGAGACTCCTTCCGAATCTGTATGACCTGGGCAACGCTGATCTTTTAGCACAACTTCAACACAATAACTATACCATTTTCAGGTCGCTGCTCAACTGTAGCGGCCTTCTTTATGCCCAGCCACAAGCGCACGAGCTTGTGAGGGTAGTCGTTTACAACTTAATCAACAGGCATTTTATGCCAGAAAGTGAGGGCCTTTATGTCCAAAGCGTACCGTCGTTACATCAAGCTTCTCCGCAAGCACCGCGCCATTCAGCGCAAACTTGCCCGCGAGCAAAAGCGCCTCAACCGCGCAATGTGGGAGGTGTTTGGGCTGTGAGCAGTTTAGCACTTGCTGGCCTGGCGTCCATTCCTCTGGCACTCCTGGGCGTCGCCTACGGCATCACCGAAGCTATCCGCACACACAACGAGCGCAAGCTGCTCCACGCCATTTTCGACGGTGACCGCATGCAGTTCAGCATGTCCCACGGCAAGCGCTGGGGCGGCTACACTTTTGAAGAGTATGAGCAAGAAAGGCGGTATTACTGATGAGCAATGTTATCAATTGGGTCTACGTTTACATGTTTCTGAAAGATTATGACGTGATCGACTCTATCGATCCGCATACCCTGACCGCGCTGCGCCGTTACATCTGCCTGAATCCCGTATCTGTCCGCGAAGTCGCAGTTATGCTGTCCGTGTATTCTGTCATGTCCGTTGACATGATCGCAAAGCGCCTGATTGCGCTGGCAAAATAAGGAAGGAGAACGAAAATGAAAACGTATTTCAAAGCCACTCCTATCGGCGCGGAAGCCGATCAGAAAGTCACCCATATTCGCGTGGATCTGACCTATAACAAGGGCGGACTGAACGTCTGGACGTACAAGCATGAACCGCGAGGCTACTACATGACGATTGTCCCCGTTTTCCGCGACGGATGCATGGAAGGCTTTACCGCCTTCAGCGGAAAGAAGTACCTGATGAAGTCTGTGACCCGTGCCAGCGCGAAGCAGGAACAGGAAGCCTGGGACGGTGTTCGCGCCTTTATCGGAGACGATCTGCGCGGAGTCGTGCGGAATTTGGGCTATGAGCTGGGAGAGGAGTGTAACGGATGAGCAATATCATGATTTGCCTGGACGACTATGAGGGACCAGAACTGGATGAGGATTACCTTGGCGAAATCGGAGTCATCCCCCATACGTTTGAACGGGCGAAAGTGACGCCGCATGCCGCCGACCACATTCTGCAAGCGCTGGAGTTTGACGGAGCGGAAATCGTGAAAGATGAGCTGAACGGAACCAGCATTAAAATCACGCCCATGCTCCGCGAGCGCTACTTCCGGCATTACTTCGACGAGTACAAGCGCTGGGCGGAACTGGCTGCGAAAATGGATTTTGAGGACTTCTCTACCTATCACGGAAAGATTAAGTTCGGCGATGCCGAGCGCTGGTTCGACCGTCCGAATGATGTGTACATCTGGTATGCCGGATGGTACAGCACTCTGTCTGAGTTTTTGCGCCAAGCCGGTAACGGAGACACGTTCTATATTGGAACGGTGTTCACGCTTAGTTAAACGAACCAGAAATAAATCCTAATCCGATCCCCCGACCGTGGCTCACTGGCTGAAAACCCACCCCTATATAGTCAGCGGAACCCGAAATGAATCTGGATTGTGATTTTCTGAACAGTTATCAGGGACGAAAACCCACCCCACACGAAGAAAAGGAAGGCTAATTATGAAGTTCAAGACTACCCGAAAGGCTATAACGGAATCGTATCCTAAGATCGTTTGCATTGGCTATTGCGATGCCCAGCATCTTCTCCACAATCACAGGCCGGTCGCATACACATGTGGTACTTATGGCTGGAACTTCGATGTGTACGATATCGACGGAACCGCAATCTGTACAGGATATCGCGGAATGCCTGGCGTACATCTGCCGAACGTTCGCGAGTTTGATCGGAAGGCTGAAGAAATCCTGTATAACAATAACAACAAGCCCTACGAGGAGCGGGAAGCTCTTGTGGAAAAGCTGTTACTGGAGTTCCTTACGCAGAAGGAGGCCTGACGGAATGGAAAAGCCAGTTGAGTGGATCGTCAGAGTATATGACGGGCCGGAGACGTACGAGTACGAGTATAGCAACGAGAAGCACGCCAGCGAACAGCTAGACTGGGAGCATGAAAACGGCAACAGTGCCAGCCTCTTCGCCTACTACTGGAATGGCATCAACCGCCGCGAAGAGTTTGTCCGATAAGGTATCAGGAACCCGAAACAAAATCAAATTCATAATTCTTGAACCACTGGCGAGGACGAAAACCGTCCCCGCCTTTTTAATTGAAAGGAGTAGCTATGTCGTACAAGATCGGGAGCATGAAGCTCAACCAAACGGAACACGAAGGAAAAATGAAATTCGTCCCATCCATCAGCACGTCCTGCCGACGGAATAAATTCTGCATGGCACGGATGAAGGAGAAAGTGAACGTCTGCATTGAGTGTTTCGCCAACGCGTTGCTTGGAATCAGAAAGCAGTTGGAAGCCGCGATCGCGAAGAACGCCGACATTCTGACGGATCACCTTTTCACGGACGAAGAAGCCGCGACGATCAAGATTAAGTTCACCAAGAAGATGTTGGAAAACAATCCAAAGAGGCGGACGCGGATCGAGAGCTTCGGCGACGTGTCCTGCCTGGTTCAGGCGCGGAATTACATCCGCATCATCCGAGCAAACCCGGACTGCAACTTCGCCATCTGGAGCAAGAACTGGTTCATCTGGGCGATCGCATTCGAGATGGACGGAAAACCAAAGAACTGCACGTACGTCCACAGCAGTCTGAAAATCAACTCGCCGGATGAAGTGCCGGAACAGATTGCCCCCTACGTGGATCACGTTTTCACCGTCTACGAGGGTGAGTATGCCGCCGAACACGGGATCGAAACGAACTGCGCCGCAAAGAGCTGTGCGGCTTGCGGACGGTGCTATGAGAAGAACCAGAAGGACTTCTGGGTAAACGAAAAGCTTCGCCGGAAGGGTGGAGCCAAGAAAGCCGCTCAGAAGAAAGCGGCCTGACGGAAGGAGAGATAAAAAATGAAAGCCCGACTGTATGCAATTGACCTTTGCCGCCACGAAGAAAACCTGAGTGGACTGCGTACTGACAGCCGCAAACGGATTGCTGATCACGTCGGGCTTGTCCCGACTACCAAGAACATTATAGCGATCGTGAGCTTGTTCACCGACATGGCGATTGACACGCGATGGATGAGCATCGCGGAACAGGTGAGGGACTCGCTGGACTGCGGGTTCTTCACCATTGACCTACTGCATGATGAGGACTTTGTGAGTTATCACTTGAGCTTTATTGAAGTCTGACGGAATACGAAAGGAGAAATGATATGAAAGTCGTTTATCAAGTGACCGTGACGGACGAAGACGTTAAGCGTGATGTGCTGGATATGGTGGACGAGATGGAAGAGGACGGATGGATCGAGTTCCCCAGCGATGACGCTTGCGACGAATTTGTAGCAGAATGCACCCAGCTCATCTGTGACAAATGCGAGGATGAGTATTTCAGTACCCCGCCTGGACGCGACGACTACTGGAACGAAGTCATCGACCTGGCAAAGACATACGGATACACAACAGAGGATTGACTATGACTACCAAGGATCAGGAACGTAAGGCGCTGGAGCAGATTAGGAAGATCGTCGAAAGTCTCGGTGATGACAGCTATATCGGAACAGCATTCGATGGCTGTTTCGAGATCGCCGAGGAGAATATCAACAACGACTTCGCTTGCTCGATGAAAGAGCGAGCGGAGAGTGCAGAGTATGAGGTGAAATGCCTATACGAGAAGATCGCTAAGCTTCAGAAGGAGCTCAACGAGGACTCGAAAAACTTCGAGGGTTGGCATGAGCTTTGCGAGAAGAAGGAAGACGAGATCAGACGGCTTCGGAAAAAAGAAGACGAGCTGCGCGAAGCGCTCGAAGCGGAGCAGGAAAAGAACATGAATGCCGATGTCAGCAACGGACTCAAAGACGACGAGATTGCCGGACTGAAGGACGAGATCATCAAACTCAAAGCTAAACTGTACGATATGATTGTGAAGGAGGACTGACATATGACTATCAAGCGTGACATTCTGGGCACTATCGTGGACATCGAACTGACGGAGCAGGAGCTGACCGAAGCACATATCGCGTATCTGGAAAAGGAGATTGAGGTGCTGAAGGCGGGAAAGAAAGAAGATGTTTCGCCTGTTCGGTTTAAGCCGCTAAAGCGGGAATCCGCAGAACATAACGAAGCGACTTCCGCCAGTCTCAAATCAAAAACAATCATGCCAGTGGAACAGAAGACAAAAGAACACTCCATCGCTCGGCTAAGAGAATTAGCTGATGAACTTCGCCGTTTGCCGCCGCGTAATGTCCCTCTGCGCACCAAGGTAATCACTAAATATGAGGGTGATATTCGCGAGGCATATATGAACGGAATGACGTGGGATGAGATAGCACTAATAGGCCGCATTTCGCGGAGTACGATTGATAGGCGCTTTCATGGACTTGAGCGCACCCGCAACATGGCGGTCGCCTGACGGAAGGAGAAACATATGACTTTTACTGATGAAGAAATCTGGACTCTGAGAGAAAACACAAAGCAGATCGAGGGATATTTGCGAGGCCTGATGCCACGGATCAGGGAGAGTATCCACGTCGAGTTCGGAGATACCGTCGTCCGCAGAGGCGATTACGGACGCAGAGTTTACGAAAAGGAATTCGATCTGTGGGTCACCGCCAAGGATATCTTTGGTGGGTCTGGCGGACTGAGATATAGCTTCGACCCCACGGAGCGTCACTACGATGGCCTCATTGACCTGTATAACAGTAAAGGCTATGGGCCGAAGTTTATGGCCGCGCTGTGCGGTGACTGGCAGACCATCAAGTGGAGCATCCATAGCGCCATCAGCACCCAGGAAGCGAAGGCTGCGAAGATTCACAGCTTTGTTCTGTGAGGAAGGAGCGACGGATATGAAAGCTCGCGAATACCTGAAGCTAAATCGGACAGCCGATCGGGTGCTGGTCGCGCTGGACGAGTATCTGAACCGCTTGTGCGGAATCAGATACGATTGGGAACAGGAAAATGTGTATGATATCCCGCTGATCAGGTCGGACAATTACTACAAGCACAGGATCTACGTGAACTTCAATCTTCCCTCGCGGAAGGTGAAGTATTGGATCGACGGAAACAACGTCGAGGTTGATAACTACTACGGCTATGACGACAACGAGCTGGCGACGGCGATCTTCGGATGGGAGGGCCGGGATTTTCTCGGTGAGTTTGACTTCTTTATTTGACAGCGGAACAGTAAATGGGGTAGAATACAGAAAAGGTGGTGATGCGTATTGAACGCTGATTTGGTTATTCTTATCTTCTGGCTGACCGTGCTTGTAGTCGCAATGATTCTCAGGTATGTCAATATCAACAGAGGGCTTCACCGAATGTGGCAGGACACACAAGTCCTGTTGCATTACGGAGTCGAGAGTGATCGGCTGAAGGAACAGTTAAAGAACATCGACGATGTCAAGACCAGGAATAAAAAATTCGAGATAGTTTACAATGCGGCAAAGAGCACACTTGAAGGAACCACCCTTTCCCCTATATCTTATTCAGGTGTTATGAACTATCTTTGCAACAGAGCCCCAGAATTCTGCGGATCAGGACTTATACTTCTTGCAATTCAGGTCAATGCCTACGCGGACAAGATGTCGCCGATGTCGCTGAAGTTCAGAGACTATATTTTCTCCAGATGGAAAGGGAGCCGCCCTCAAAACTGGCGCGAGACATGCGTGTTCAAGGTTGAGGGCCGCGAGTACATGGAAAAACTGGACACCGTTGTGGCTGGTATGTGCCACTGCTTCTTCACTCTGCCGCCGGATATCAAGGCGAAGATGGAAGACGAAAAAGAGCGTGACAAAATCCTAAGACAATTAAATATCTGGTAAGCGGAACGATAAACAAAAATGAAACTGGCACCCTTCGGGGTGCCTTTTGAATTGGAAAGGAAGTGCGGTATGGTAAACACATTTGGTCTGAAGATGGACGGACTTCGCACAGCGGCGATGTCCACAGACGATTACGGATGGCGCGGACTGCATTACAACGAACTCTTCTACAACATGCGGACTGGCAAAGTATGGACTGTGCATCAGGTGTGCGTAAACCATACCGTGTGTACAGAATACAGCAACCCGTCGATCGTGAAGATCGGCAATTTGACCGACCGTCTGACGGAACAGCAAATGGCGGTCAAGATCTACCGTGGTCTGCTCAAGTCCGGGCGGATCACCAGAGTGTGAAGGGAGCGATGAACATGACGGAACCCAGACCCGATCTTGTTTATGAAAAGCTGGTCGCTGTGATGAAGCCGGAAGACATTGACCACCACGAAAGCGATTTGTATGTCCGCTGGACTAACGCGAGCGAGAAAGTGTTGAATGAATGCGGCAAAGGCAGCGGACTGTGGGTGGAATCCTTCAGGGATCAGATCACTGGCAAGCTGTGGTTCGACATCCCGTTCGCTTACACTCCGTTCTGGGAAGAGCGTGCAAGGAAGCAGGAAAGGATGGGCGTTAATCATGACGTTTAATATTGAAACCCGCTGGGGCGTCCAGCGCGGATGTACATTAAGCGTAGGCCGTTACGCGAACAACGATCACATTGCGATCAGCGTCTGGTGCGAGGACGGGCCTTACGCCAACCTGACCGTGAATCTCGACAGCACCAGCAAGTGGCCGGAGAACTACGGCTTCGTGGACGTGAACAATCTTCCTGAAGCAGAATACCTGATCAAGAAGCTGAAGATCGGAAAGCCGGTCGAGGGCGGTTTCGGGTTCAGCGGAATGTGCGCTTATCCGTTGTATCAGTTCGACCTTGCTAAGATTGAAAAGTATACGGAGGAATAAACATGACAGTCGGAGATCTGTTGAAAGTCTATGACAGCAATGAAATCGATATAGCAACGGCAGACTATTACGGGGACGAAGAAGTGATTTATCACAGTGACAGACTGTGCAACGACATCGGGGTACCGACACACATTCTAAACATGAAGATCAAACGGATTTACGCCAGAGAGTGGAAAATCTGCGTGATAGTGGAGGAATGATTATGACAGTAGAGACAAAACTCGGGACGCTGGAAGCAAGACCGATTCACACATCCCGTTATCCCGGCATCGACGTTGGGCTGAACTATAAAGGACAGTGGATCAGTTTCGCATTGGTAGAAGTTGACCAGAACGGAGACGAGCCGGTGCTCAAGATTCATACTTATGACACAATTGATGAAGATGAAGCGCCAGTTTACAACGGTGAGGAAACAGCGAAAACGCTGGACAAATACATCGAGAGTTTTAATTGAGAGGAGCAGTAATCGTGAAGAAGATTCAGTTTGGCCTGACAGAAGAGCAGACGATGATCGCAAATGGATGGACGCTCGCGCCATCTGACCGCAACGACCTCACACAACCCGTGCTGTTCATCCCGCCGCTTGAGTCGGACGAGCGACCGTTCATTAAAATGCCCGATGGAACCAGGATCAACGTCACCGCTAATATGTGCGACGCCATCTACCGCTACGTGGATCGGGAATCTGCCGCCGATGACCTGAATTATTTCATGGATGACGGGTACGAGGGCGGCGAGTTCGCCGAGCATAAGGAAGAGATTGAGGAGTGTAAGGAAGACATCATCGACAACTACATCGAGCGCCGTGACAGCGCGGAATCGTGGTGGGATGATATGCGCGACAGCATCGAGTGGACAATAGGAATGTGAGGGGAATCAGAAATGAAATACGAATATCCGAAATATAAACTGAAGTCTGAATTCACGCCCGGAACCTGGGGTGAAAACGACTGGGCTCTTGGCGAGGAGTCCTGCGTGGGCCGCGCTTTCTACGTACTGCCCGAGGGAACTGAGGAAGCGATCTTCAAGATGTGTGAGCGGACTCACACCGGACGCAAGAGACTTCGCTGGGAGGTATATCACAACGGGCGGTTCTCCAACAACTACTTCAATGGATTCGATGAGGCGATTGAGTGGTTGGAGGGCTACATCAAATTCAGCGGAATCAAAGGGACAGCGAAAGATTACAGAGTCTACCCCGAAAGATAAGGAGTATCAGGAAATGGAGATGTTCAAGGAATTGAGCAGACAGGAACGCATGAACGAAATGTTGGAACATGTGAACGCGATGCTTCGACGGATTCACCCTGACCGTTGTCTGGCTGTGAACTATCTGAATGCTGACGAGGAAAACATCAAAGCGTTTTCGGAATGGGATCGGACGCGGCTTTGCATCCTGCCACACAACGAGTACTTCGTGGTGATGGAATGGGAGAACGCAAGCACGAAGGCTTACATCCTGTATGCAGTCAACATTTCGATGGACTCAGAACTCGCGGCGATGGACGAGCTGTTCCATTTGTTAAGCTACAAGTTCTGATGCAAAGCGGAAGATGAAAGGAGCAATTATGACAGTACAATTCAGTAGTAATAATCCAGTAGTGCTGAAATATACCGAGGACTCTGATCGTAAACAGATCGAGCTGGAGTATGAAAGCGAGTTTGCTTACCTTCCAGAAACACTAATCTATGGCGGCGACAAAACTGCAACACTCAGCGGCCTCGTACAAGAACAGCTCGAAGAAATCAACGCCCTGTTTGACGGAACACTTGATGAGCAGAGAACTGAATTCTATAAGGAGTGCTACGGGGAAGACGCGGTATATGCGTTCAAGGACTTTCTTGAAAGCGTGAATGAGTTTCTGAAAGGAGTATGCTAATGATTACGGACTACGAAAACTGGAGAGACAGTATGCACGACAGGCCGGAACCAGATCCGCGTGAGCTTGGCGAACTGATCGCCGAGCTGGTCAAATGGTTACCGAAGGACGAGCATCGGATCTGGTGCCCCAACGGTGACGAGATCCTGTGCGAAAACGAACAGCTTGCCGAGTCGATCGCGGACTTCCTGGACGCGCTTTACGGCGAGCAGACGGTGAACACGGGCTACTATGATCCAGTGGAAGACAGGCGGAATAATGAAATGGATCGGTGCACCGGCTGGTATTACGTGACGATCAACTGAAAGGAGACAGAATATGAAGCCGAAGACATGGCGGATCACCTTTGAGGGCGTAATTGAAGTAGAAGCCGAGACTGAGGACGATGCGTGGGATGAGTTTGGGATGATGTCGGATCAGGAAGTCAGGGAGAATATCGGATACACAGATATTGAGGAGGTGGAATTGTGAACATCTTCAGGACGATTAACGAGCGGGAAGAGCGGAAGTCGCGGCTGAAAAAGGTCGGGAAAATCGACTATGATATGCTGATCGGGATCGCGTTGGACGTGATGGATTCGGAATACCAGTACAGAAAGAACGTCAGAGGTTACTACTTCGGAAAGACGGTGGATCACGATAAGTATGATATGTACTGTCGGAGCTGGTATAAGGGATATATGTTCAGCGACTTATGTACGATGATCGGGGTACAGGCCGGGGCGGTGTACAACGCCGCACGGATTTACAATCGATACTTTGAGCGCGGCGGTCAGAGTTGTCCTGATTGCGAGCGGCTGGTTAAGAGTCAGATGTGAGGAGGCAGACGATGAAGCTGTTTGATTATGAGTGCGTTACGACTTTCTGGGAAGACTTCAGTATCGCGGAACGGTTTGGCAGAGCAGCGCTGATCGACACTTTCAACCGTGCGTTTGATGAGTGGAAGTCGAACTTCCGCTATCTGACGGAGCTGGTGATGGTGCTGAACCATAAGCTCTGGAGCTGGTACGAAAAGCCTGGGCACAACCATCCGTACGTAGAATTGTACAATATCTTTTACGAAACAGCGTCGAAGTATGCGGAAGAGAATCTGAAGGGCGAAGAGCTTGCGTATTACTACCGCACGACGGACTGAGGAGAGATCATGGATAATATTTATGATCACATTTGCGCTGTGCTGACTAACTATGAAGGTAACGGAAACAATTACGACAAGGGTAATCCTGAACCGTTGTATGAACTGCTCGTGGGGATTCAGGACATGATGAGCGATGGACGGATGGTTATTATTGACCCAGAAAAGGAAGAGGTGAAGCGATATGACTAATGATATGCGATTCACAAATCTGTTGATCGACGAAGGCGTGACGCGTGCGAGACTGGACGCGCTGTTGGAAAAGCTGGACGGAGAGGATGGCGGCGATTTTCTGCACAGCTATCCGGGGCGGTACGTCAAGCGGCTGGTGAACGACATCGGACGCATGTTCGATAAGAATATTGATACGGCTCAGCCGTACTACACGCTCGAAGACGGACAGCGGCTGCTCGGCGCGATCTCACTGCTGTACGACGATGACGCCACTGGATCACGGATCAGCGACGACACGATGGACGAGGTCGAGGAGATCGCCCAAGCGATCGACAAAGCCTACTGCACTTATACGGGGAGGGCGTTCATGTGATTTACTATGTGACTTTCCAGACGCAGAAGAACAGAACGATTACGGACATCATGTTTCACTGCGAAGCTAAGAACGCCAAGGAGGCTTGCGCGATCGCCAAACAGGCGTGGACGGAAAGAGGTCGAACGGAACATCAGTTTCACCTCTACGCCCACAAATCCAGAATTCAGGATCAGACATTGCTCGGCGTCATTGACTGGAAGGGCGGCAGACATAATGGCGTCGCAGTCATGGATCGGTTTATCGCGACGGACGCACATTTCATGAAAAGGAGATAACATTATGAACAACGGTTTCAATCGTAGACTTGGCCTGGATATTTCAAAATCTGAGATGATGTCGATGCGCGACAGCGGACTGACAAACAAACGGATTGCTGAACGGCTTGGCGTTTCTACGCAGACTGTCCGCAACTACATCGGCGCACAGCCAAAGGGAATGCAGAGGGAATATAAACCGAAGCCGGAGCTTAATCCCATTATGATTAATGTAACCGCCAAGCCGGCGCTGAAACTGGTCAGCACGGTATCTCTGCTGAAGGGTGATACGAGCGAGTATCGGATCGACAGCGTGAAGAACGTCGTGGAGATCAGCGGACTGCTGAATGGTATTCTGGATCCAGCTACGATCGATCAGACGATCAAAGAACTGAACGAAGTTAAGGCGGCGTTCGCCAGCCTGAGACTGTAGGGATATGAGCAATGAAGAAATCTGAAGTTATCAGAAAGTATTACAATCAGATTGCTGAAGCTATGGTGGAACAATACCGAATCGTGCTTAACTCGCACGGTCGTGTTCAGGAATCGATCTATGTTTGGGACGATGGCTCGGTCACCGTGCTCGAAGATGGACAAGGCGGGAATATGTATTATTCAGCTGGGAATAATCTGACCTATGTCTCCACTATCGAAGAGCGTTGTTTCGACCCATGGGATTACGCAGACCACGGTGCGCCGGATGATATGGATGAGCGCGAAGAAGAGGAAGCGGAAATTATCGAATGGTTGGTTGATGAATACGAGCGGAACATCGCAGACGTCATCGATCCGATCATCGAGGAAGCCGAGCGCAACGAAGAAATGGAGGCTTATCTATGAAAAAGTATACGATGGAAGAAGCCAAGAATAAACTGCTCAGTCAACTGGATCTGGAAGGCCGTTCGATTCTCTTTCACATCTATGAGATTAACGGCGAGATGCTTGTCGGATCAGGAATTATCGGAGATCATATGGATCTGGAAGAGAGCAACCGCTTCTATGACTATGCTTATGAACACGATCTGACGCCTGATTTCTGCGCCGACGATGTCACAACATATTGCCTAGGCGACGGCGAGTCAGAGGATGCGGATTGCGATGAGTGCGCGATCATCGAGAATCTACTGT